GACGTAACTTAGGATGTAGAGGTATTGTGTAATCTTCGCCATTCTTTGTCCGCCTGAAAGTAACCGTATTCCGTTCAAGGTTAATATCCCTCCTTTCAAGTTTGGCTAACGACGAGAGACGTGCGCCCGTGTAGCGTGCGAACACGAGATACCATTGAAGCCTCGGGGAGGCGTCGTTGAATAGGGTCTCGTGTACCACGTCACTAATCGGGGTGAACTTGCGCTCGGGTTCTTTGAGCTTACGAATATCCAGAAAGGGATTACTTGGGGCGAGCTTCCACCGGATAGCAACCTTCATAATATGCTTGGCTCTGACGAGTGCCTTATTCGGTGTTACCGGCGTCTCGTAGAGTGTTTGAAGATACGACCACCATCCGTCTACGTATTCGAGTGGGATATCGCTAACGTCGAACTCCCCCAACCTCCCCACAATCAACTTAAACAAGTGTTCCGTGTGCTGTTGCCACTTGGGGGACAACGTGGGTTTAATGGTTGGCCAATACCGCTCGTAAATGAAAGTCTGAAGCTGCATACAACCCCCTTGAGAAGTAGTGAAGTGAAGTAGACGGTGTAGACATTCACTACACGTTTACACCATCCTAGCCTTGATTGTCTAGGGGAAAACTGAGGGGGGCGTCCGTCGTACTCTGTTGTACTGGTGCGCCCGGGAAGACTTGAACTTCCGACCCTCAGCTTAGAAGGCTAGTAGACTCCACCTTACTCTACTTCATTCCGCGCTGTCTACTTTTCTGTGAGTAGTATCACAGTCTGTATTTAGGGGTTTGCCTAGTGCGAGAAATGATCCACTCACAGTAACACTAACAAAATATGATTTCGTATTATCGTCCGATCACGTTATAAAGCCTCGTGCGTTTTCCAGGTGCGAGGCTCCCCTTACGGGTAGCTGCCTCGTCCTGTCTACTCTAGGCCCCGAGTGTTTATCGGGTGGGAGTCGGCGTCCCTAGCCGCTTCTACGCCGTGATATGCTCCTATGGGATAGCATGTAGGCACATGTTGTACACGGAATGTCAGGGAATGTCAAGTACGTTACGTGACGCACAACTAGGGCGTCCCCTAGTATGCGAAAGTACTTAACCTAGTTAGGTTATTGCTTATCAGCTGTTATGTGGTGTAACGTCAGACAATGAATTAAGGTGTACACCCTAATAAGGAGGTGCGAAAGGTGGGCAAGAAACGACGGATCAATCAGAAAAGTATTTACATGGACGATGATATTCTCGCGGAACTCGATCAGTTCATGCGGAACTATCCATTGCTCCCATTGTCCATGATTGTGAACGCGGCCATGCGGTTCTACTTCGAGGCCGTAGAAAGTGCGGGTGGCGTAGACGGCAATCTACGCCCTACGTTTCCCCTTAAACGGGCAAACGCACGATAAGCCAAGGAAGTAGTTCCTGTCAGTGTTTACTAACCCCCATGTCACTTCAATATGTCGAGGTGACGGGAAGCGTGGATATTACCCGCGTCTTACCCGTTGTTCCTCTCTACGACTTACGGCTAGCGGCTCAACTCATTCCCTGTACGTACGACGCGCTTCACTATTATCTCAAGCATCACAAGGCTGAACATCCCGCGGTGTATCGTCGCTTCGGTCGGCCTGGGGTGAAGAAGCGCCTTCTCAGTGCTGAAGAGATTATGTTAATTAGATCACGCTTACTGAAAGGACCAGGGTTAGCGAATGTCCTCCGACCCTTCGTCATTCCCCCCAAACCCGACACCCTCACCCCCCTCAATCCCGACCATCCCTGACGATTCACTCATTCTCGTGTTTGGGCCACTCGACGCAACGGCCTTACACAAAGACATTCGGCGTATTCCGTACGACCTACCTTACGCATTAAAGGAACTAAGGACAATCCTCAATGACTACACCGGACTCGACAAAAGCGATCACTAGAATGAAGTGGTTAATAGTGGCTCTGTTGCTAAGTTGTGTCGTGTATTATTGGGCACCGCACGCGTCCTATCACGAATACCCACAACCGAATGGTGACATGTTAGTTCAGCGTGATGAGACTTGGACATATTATTACGGGTCTGAAGGCGTGAAGGCGTACGCGGAGGAGTCTCGTAAATGAGTGAACAGAAAGCTCTCACTAAAGGCCACACCGATAGACTCGCACCACTGAACGCGGTTCAGTTGAGGAATGATTTACTCGACGCGGCGGGCTTTGATCACACTCAGCAAGTGGAGATAATGAAGGCCGTCATTGAGTCTGCGGTTGACGGCTTAGACGCTGAGAAGGAGACGCCAGGGTGGGCCTTCGGGAAGCTCGTAGACGTACATAAACAACCCGATCACAGCGCCCGTGCGAAGGCGCGTGAACAGTTGATCGACTTACTTGGAGCTTCGGGTAAGCAGACTGAACAACGTCAAGCACCAGTCAAGGTGGAGATTCCCCTACCCCCTTGGGCGAACCTCACAATAAGGGCGAATAAGCCAGTCCAAACGCCTGTCACTGTAGAAGCCTCACAAGTCCGCGAAATCCCATCTGTTTTAGACGAGCGTGAAACGAACCCCTGAAACATTGGGCTTTTGACGGGCGTTTCGCGTAAGTTAGCGAAATCCCATCTGTTTTCGGCACATTTCACCACATTCTCTAAGGCATTGATATTATTACACTCACGTTTATAGGCTCAACCTCGTAAGTGCGCGAAATCCCATGTGTTTCATTTTAGCAAAACAGATGGGATTTCCAGTAGTTACAGACCAGGCTGCTAGAAGGCCTGGGATTACGCACACTTATAGACCAGCAATATGTGATAATTGTGAATAATCGTCGTCCCACCACACCCCGTGGGACGGCCCAGTGGGACAAGTGGGGTTGTAGGGATTTCAATAGGTTAGATAAGGCTAGTAAATAGTGATGGGATTTCGCGGGGTTACGCGACGGCATATAGTATAGGCTACGTTAATAGTCAGATCGTTATTATCGTTTTGAACGAGTTAGAATAACAAGACTCACGAACGTTACCCAAAGGTAACAGCAATAGGAGCTAGAGTGAGACAAAGTGCCCCATAAGGTGAATAGTAGCTCTCCCGCTAAGTTGTTGTAATCCCACGGGTTATACAGTACCCCAGCCTCTCAAGCTGAGGGTCTATCGCGTTGTAAGTCCGCGGAATTGTTGAAGTCCTGACCCCCGTACCCCATAATTTGTTGGCGTGAGTTCGCCGCGTGGGGATCAATTTTCCCGCGGCACCATTTTTTCCACAAGTTAGAAAAGTGTTGTAAATTCCCCACACCCTCCCCTAGTTTAATAACGCCCAACCCCCTCCATGCCTTCTCAACCTCGCCCCACTTGCGCCCTGACGTGTTGAGCGTCGGGGCGTCCTTTCTTTTCTCACGACCTTACCCCCTTTCAGCGGACAGGCGAACTGGTGGCAGCCGATCAGCCTCAAGTACGAACCGAGACCTCTTTTAGCCTCGTGAGGCCCTGTAGGCCAGTGGGATCGTTTCCCACCTTCCGCTGAAAACCCCCCTTCTATGGCCATTGAATTCCACTTCACCCCCCGGGCGTATCAAGAACCCATCATTCAGTACATGCTCAACGGCGGCATGGCGAAGAAACGCGCCGTCCTCGTGTGGCACCGTCGCGCCGGGAAGGACATTACCGCCCTCAACATCCTCCTCACCGCAGCAATCTATGACCGCGTAGGCACCTACTTCTATCTGTTCCCCACGTACGGGCAAGGTAAAAAGATCATTTGGGACGGCATGGACGACAAAGGACGGAAGTTCCTCTCGTACATCCCGAAAGAACTCATAGCCCTCGACAAGTCCAACAAGCCGAAGATCAACGAAACGGATATGCAGGTTGAGCTTGTTAACGGCTCAATCATTCAGATTATCGGAACCGACCGTATTGATAGCGTCGTCGGCACCAATCCAGTCGGGTGCGTCTTCTCAGAGTACGCCATTCAAAAGCCTATCGCCTGGAAGCTCATTGAACCCATTCTCGCCGCCAACAAGGGGTGGGCGTTATTTGTCTACACCCCACGAGGACACAATCATGGATACGACTTGTACGAAGGAGCCGGAATCGAAGGATGGTTCAGACAACTCCTCACGGTTGAACAGACTCAGAATGAAGCTGGCGAGCCAATCATTGACCAAGCCTACATCGACAGTCTCAGGCGTCGAGGAACTGATGAAGGCATCATTAACCAAGAGTACTACTGTTCCTTCACCGGCTCAATCGAAGGGGCGTACTACGGGCACTTAATGAAGCTCGCCCACGCGGAACACCGGATCGGTGACTTCCCGTGGGAACCTCGTTTTCCCGTAGAGACGTGGTGGGACTTAGGACGGAACGACGCTAACGTCATATGGTTCGTCCAACATATCGGTAGACGCCCCCGCGCTATCGACCTCTACTACAACCGTCAGCAAGGTCTCGCGCACTATATCAAAGTCGTCCGTGAGAAGGATTACACATACGACAAACACGTCCTCCCTCACGATATTAACGTGACTGAGTATTCCTCCAACGTGAAGCGGATCGACGTAGCCCGTTCACTGGGACTCTCACACATTACCGTCGCCCCGAAGCTCCACATTACAGAAGGCATTGAAGCGGTGCGGTTGTTACTCCCTCGTATGGAGTTCAACGACAAGAAGTGTTTGAAGGGCATTCAAGCGTTAGAGGAGTATCACAAGGAATACGACGACGAGAAGAAGTGTTACGCCGAAACGCCTGTCCACGATTGGGCGTCCAACTTTGCCGACGCCGTACGAACTGGTGCCGTCGTCGAAAAGTCCGGTCGTCCCCCACTCGCACAAACTCACGCGGACTCAGCATATAACCCTCTTGGGGTTTATCAGTCCTCAGCCGATTCTGACTTCTCCGTGTACGGTGTCTAATGGCCCGCCGCGATACCCTCCTTACCGCGCAAAAAGCCACCAAACAGTTTGACGAAGACTCGAAGATGCTCACCTTCGGGTACGACACGGCAGACCTCGCCGCGTACTTTCGTATCTCTGAACAGGAAGCGACGGCACTTCACCGGATCGTTGCAGGACGCCCCACCGCGGACGACGCCGCTATCCTTCGTAACTGGCAAGCTGAAACGTACGAAGCTCCCGAACAGTATTCACAAAAGAATAACCGTCTCGAAGCAACTGAGTGGGGCTTGAATCACCTCGCCCAACACCCCAAAGGTTCACGCTACAAAGGCGACTTCAAAGAGAAGGTATTGAATAACCCCCTCACTCGTGGACTCGCCGCCTTTGCAACAGGCGGCTACAGTGAGTACGCCCGGGCTGGCTACATCGCTAACGAGAAAGCGAAACAAGGGAAGGGTGGGGCCGCGGCGGGGGCCATCCTCTCAGCGGCGACTCAAACAGGCGCGGCGGGGGGTGTCTCCCTCGACGCCGCACAATCCTATCAAGCCGCCCTTCAACCCGAACCCCCGAAACTCCCCGCCACTCCCGCCGTCCAACCCCTCGCGTCACCGGACGCCTCCCCCGCAATCTCCCCACGTCGGAGAAAGAACAGTACGCTTCTCACGGGGTCTCAAGGCGTCCCTGACGACGAGAACATTGGGCGTCCTACCCTCCTCGGCGGCAACTTCAAAACGTTAGGTCGTTAAATGTGGTTTGATCCAAAGATTACGTTTCGTGCTCATTGGCTTCGTCGGTTAGCGGGCTTTCCCGTTCCCCCGAAAGAACCCGCAATCACTGTCCCCCTGTCCTACCTTCTCACCCATATCTGGCGTCACAACTTCGGGAAGTCTGACTAATGGCCATGTCCAAGGGCGAGAAGATCGTTAAGCGGTACAACACCCTCCACGACCATTACGGGACGGCGCGGGCGGTGTGGCAAGAACTCGCTGACTACATCCTCACCACACGTAAGAACATTACTACCAAACGTACGGAAGGGTCCAAACAGACAGACCGCCTATTCGACTCCACCGCCCCTGACGCCGCTACGAAACTCGCCGCCTTTATCGCTGGGTCACTTACCAACATGGCGATACGGTGGTTCTCCCTCAAGATGAACGCTGAGGAGTTGAACGAGGAGAAGGAAGTACAAGAGTGGCTAGAGAAGTGCGCGAACATTTACTACCTTCATCTTCGTCAATCGAACTTTGTCACTGAGTCGCAAGAGTTCTACCTGGACTTGAGTACATTCGGCCTTGGCAATCTGTCCCTCGAAGAACGTGAGGCAAAAAACGGCGCACGCTTCGGGGGCTTCCTTTTTCGTGCCGAAGCGATTGGCTCCTACGTCATGGCAGAAGACGCGGAGGGCCTAGTCGATACCGTTATCCGTAAACTCGACATGTCCGTAGGCGCGGCGGTGAAGAAGTGGGGCGAGGACGCGTTAAGCGAAAAGGCGCGTAAGAAGTTCCAAAAGAACCCTGACGAGCATATCGACATTCTCCACGCGGTCCTTCCTCGCCACACGGCCCCGGGGAAACTCAAACGTAACAAACCCTGGGGTTCGTATTACGTTGAACTAGAGGAGAAGAAGCTCCTCAACGAAGACGGCTTCGACGAGAACCCGTTCTTCTGCACACGATGGAGTAAAACATCCGGTGAGACAGTCGGACGTGGACCCGGGCACATTGCTCTCCCCGACATTAAGACCCTCAACAAGGCTGACGAACTGACGCTTAGAGGGTGGGGGAAAATCATCGAACCCCCATTGAAGGCTAGAGAGGACGGCGTAATCGGGCGTGTCCGCACCCAACCATCCAGTATCAATATCGTCCGTGACATGGACGCCCTCATGCCGATGGAACAAGGCGGCAAGTGGGACGTAAACGCAGCCCTCACGCAAGACCGGCGTACGTCCATTCGACGGATGTTCTTCGCGGATCAGTTACAGTTACCCGATAAAACGATTATTACCGCCACGGAAGTTGAACGCCGTATCGAACTCGCGCAACAGATACTTGGTCCGACGATGGGTAGGCTTGAGTTCGAGTATTTAAACCCCCTCATTGCCCGCGGTTTTAAAATGCTCGAACGTGCAGGGTTAATGCCCCCCGCTCCCCCTATCGTGAACGAGTACGCCAAGCAACACGGCCTTGTCGGGATTGACGTACAGTACGAAGGTCCACTTGCACGGGCGCAACGCGGCGGTGAGCTTCAATCCTTCAATAAGTTAATGATGGGGTGCGGTGCGGTCGTACAGATTGACCCGACCTCGAAGATTATGAAGAAGTTGAATACGAATAAAACGTTCTCCTTTTTAATGAAAGCGACCGGCGCACCTGTTGACCTTGAACTCTCCGACGAAGACGCCGACGCGCTAATGACTGCCGAAGCTGAAGCCCAACAAGCCGCGATGCAAGCCGAACAGCAAAACGTCGCCGCCGATACCGTGTCCAAGTTAGCCGGTGCAAACGAACAACTCGTTGCCTCACAAGGAGCACCCACCTCCCCCTATGGCACCCCGCAAGCCGCCGAAGTCGCCTGAAACCCTTCACGAACGTATCAAAACTCTGTTTACCTCGCCCCTCGGGAAGTTACTCCTCGAAGACCTTAACCGCCTGTACAACGACCGATCTTCCTTCAATAGCGACCCCTTGATAATGGCCCGTAACGAGGGGGAGCGTAACGTCGTCAGAATGTTCAACTCGTACACCAACAACCCCATAATGGAGGACGTAGAGTTAGATGGACCCGGTAGTTAATCCCACCACAACCCCGAACCCTGAACCGACGCCGACACCCGCCCCCACTCCCTACGATTGGAGTAAGGACATTCCCAAGGGGAGCGAGAAGGTGTTCGACTCGTTTAAGGGAAAACCGTTGTCAGAGGTTCTGAAGTCTCACGTTGAAGCACAAAGCGTAATCGGTGGATCAATTCGCCTCCCAAGTGAGAAGGACACCCCCGAAGTCAAAGCCGCCAAGCTGAAGGACATTCGTACGAAGCTGGGTGTCCCTGAGTCGTCCGACAAGTACGACCTCAAGCTCCCCGACATTCACGAGTCGTTTAAGTGGGACGAGAACCGCTTGAAAGACACGAAGGCGAAAATGCACGAGGCAGGGCTTACAACTGAACAAGCGAACGCCGTCCTTGGTCTATTCGCTAATGAGTTGAAATCGTTCTACCCCGACCACTCGAAAGTCGCCCACGAGAACAAGGCGAAGTTGGTTGAAGAGTACGGGTCGGAACTCGCCTACGAACGAAACATTGCCTACGCCACAAAGTCTATACGTGAGTTCGGCGGGGATGAGTTCGTTAACTACCTCGAAACAACTGGCCTCGGTAATCACCCCGCAATGGTGAAGTTTGCGGCGAAGATTGGCCGTGAACTCGCGGAACACGGCGGGATGGAACCAGCCTCAGGTGAGTTGGCGATAGGCAAGGTTGAGGCTGAGAAAAAGATCAACGCCATTATGAACGACAAGACCCACCCGTACTTTAACAAGACGAAGGCGGGACACGAGGAAGCCGTCGAGGAAATGCAACGGTATTATCAGATTGCAGCGGGTGAAATTTAATGGCGACACGTAAGAAGAAACGTATTCCCCGATACTGACGGGTAGCCCTTCGGGGTCCGTCCGCACGTCGGTAAGTCCGACCGATTCAGCGCCTCGTTACGGCGAAGGTGAGTCCGTAAGACGGGCAACTCACCGAACCCTACCGTTTTTGTGCCTACCTACCTAGAGGTTTTCCATGTCCGATACGATTGAAGTTTCGAGAGTTCTACAGTTTAAGGGTAACGTTATCCACCTTTGGCAACAGAGCCAGAGTGTTTTGAAAGGTAAAGTTCGTGAAGAGTCCGTCACGGGAAAGGCGCACTTCTTTGAGCGTCTTGGTGCAACTGCCGCGGTGCGACGGACGACTCGTCACAGTGATACCCCCCTCGTCAACAGTCAGCACACACGCCGCATGGTGACGATGGTTGACTACGAGTGGGCCGACCTCGTGGACCAACAGGACAAAATCAGACTGTTGATCACCCCCGAGAGTGAATACGCCATTAACGCCGCCAACGCCATGAAGCGGGCGTACGATTATGAAGTGATCCTCGCAATGGACGCCGATGCGAAGAGCGGTGAGGATGGTTCTACAACCGTCGCCTTCACTGACGAAGACCTTCAGGACGACGACAACTCGGCAGCCGCTGTCACCACGGCACAGGTTGCAGAGTACAAGGTTCACTTGGACCGTGCGGACATTCCCGCTGATGGTCGTTACTTCGTCGGGGGTAATGCGTTCGCCTCTCAGTTGCTTACGGCTTCAAGTGCCCCGTTAGCCGCGTCCAGCGACTACAACACCGTCAAGGCGTTGGTCAAGGGGGAATTGAATACGTGGCTCGGGTTCGAGTGGTTGTTTATCAACAGCGATGAAGTGATCCCCCATATCTCGGGTGACTCGAACGACAAGTACGCCTACTTCTTCCACCGTGACGCAATCGGTGTCGCAATGGGGAAGGACATGATGGTCAAGATTGACCAGCGGGCGGACAAGTCGTACGCCACTCAGGTTTACCTCTGTCAAACGATGGGCGCAACTCGCATTCAAGCGGGTGTCGCTCGTATGCGCTACAACGACAACCTCTCGTAAGCGTTCCACTAGGTCAAAACTCCGCATTCACAATTTCGTGGGTGCGGGGACTCCTTGACCGTTCATTCCTAAAAGGAGTTTCCTTCAATGGCTATTTCAGAACCGTCTAAATCTGCTCAGTACACGATTTACAGCGGGAGAACCGGCAACGTGCAAGCCCCCGATTGGGGGTCCAAGTTGCGCGTCTCGTTCGCCCGTTTGACCTTCACCGCCGCGGGTTCGACTTCAGCAGCCGCGGGTGACATTTCTTTAATTCGTATGCCCGCAGGGAAAGTGCGGGTGTTCACGGACCTGTGCCGCGTGGTGTGTCCGCAAGGGACCGCTTCCTCGGACCTGGACATTGGGTGGTCCGCGTACACCGAAGAAGACGGCGAGGCAGTGCTGCTCGACGGTGACGGCTTTGCGGCTTCGTTGGACGTGGGCGGGGCGGCAATTGACGCAGCCTTCTCACTTCCCGCCGAAGGTGTCAAAGAAATCAACAGCAAATCGGGCTGGGACGTGGTGTGTTCCTTCGACACCGCGGACTCTCCCGCGTCGGGCGACCTCGTTGTTGTCGTCGTCTACGCACACGGCAATTAAGTAAACCCCCATTTACGGATGCCTCCTCCGTAAGGGGTTGCAAGGGGGTGGGGCTAATACCTCACCCCTACGCGTCCCACCAACCAAGGAACCCACCACATGAAACGTTTACTCCTCGCTCTGGCGCTGACGGTAGGGCTTACCTCGTTGGTGTCGGCGCAACAGCTTCAAGGCATTACGGGAATGGACGCCGACGATACGTACGGCCCCATTCGCCTCAACGCCAACTCCTTTAAGTCCATCTACGGTCAAGTGGTCGGCACTGGCGCTGTAACGCAAACGCAAGCCATTTACGGTGATATTGACGACGACGCCGCAAACGGGGCGTTGATTTGTACGATTACCCTTACCGACACGAGCCGGGACCAAGCGGCGTGTTCCGTCATTACGTCTAGCTTCACGTACTACTACGTCGTCACCACTAACACAACCGGCACCGGGGCAACTGGCGCTGTGTATTTCATGTACTAACGATGATACGTAAACTGTGGGCACCCATATTAGTATTGCTCGGTGTTGCGGCGATTGGTTACGCCGGTACATCCGTCACCACCCCGGCTGGAAATGCGACAAGCGGTAGTTCACTAACCGTTGCTGAAGAAGACGGGAACCCTTCAGCTTCAGCAAGTACCCTCAAATTCACGAACGGCGCTGTTACTGACAACGGGGACGGGTCGGTGAGTGTTGCTATTGTCGCTTCAGAGTCGGACACCCTGGATACCGTCGTCGGGCGTGGCGCGTCAACCGATAACGCTAATAGTGCCGCTAATGCGGTGAAGATTGGTAGCTCCGGTCGGAAGTGGTTGATCTACGACGACGCGACGGCGGGATTGATTATCGAACCGGATTCCGCTTCCAACACCACGACTCGGATTATGACCAATCAGACGTGGTGCCTCTACAATGTCGAGGCAACTGAATGTATCGAAACGGTGGACCCTGACGCCGCGTCCGTTCAGGCTATGTGGTCGTATGCTTCGACGTACCGCCCGTTGAAGTCGGTATTTTTCCCCGCCGCCAGTTTGAATACAGACGGAACTCAGTGCGGACAACCGACCGAACGTACCATCAACTCAGGCGCTCTCCGATACACCATTATTTGTACCGATAACGACGCTTCCACGATCTATGGCGAAATCTCTATGCCCGACTCGTGGGACGGTGGGACCGTTACGCTTCTCGGGTCGTTCGTGCAAACCGCCGCCGATACCGCAAACATCAACGCCGACGTAGCAATGGCGTGTCGGGTGGATGGGGACACGATTAACAATACGTGGGGTACTGAGATTGCGATGGACTCCGCGTTAGGCGGGTCTAACAAAATCGACACCGTTACAACCGCGGCCATTACTCCTAACGGCACCTGTACCGGCGCGGGGACTCTCCTTCAATTCCGTTGGCAATTAGACGCCACGGGAACGACAACCGCCGTCGCTACTCTCCACGTTCTCGGCTTCAAGCTCGAATACTCCACGAAGTCGCGGTCTGACTAAATGAAGGCGTTACTTCTTACACTGTGCCTCCTCTGGCCTACGTCGGCGCTTGCTGCCGTTGCGTTGGACGCGTGTACGAAAGCGACTCCTGCATCCTGTACCACTTGCGACACCACGGCGCACACGGTAGGCGCGGGAGCTAATTATCTCGTCGTCTTCGTGCAAGGCGATAACGACTCCGCGGGAACAACCGTCAGCGCGGCGTCTTGGGACCAAGGCGGCACCCCGCAAGCCATGACCGCCTTAGCTGACAATAACGGCGTAGGGGCAGGACATGGGAGGGCTTTCGGCCTTGCCAATCCTACTGCGGGAAACAAAACGTTACGCGTGACCTCATCAAGTTCGTCGGGGTGTTGTGACATTTTTATTTGCTCGTTTACCGGCGTCAATACGTCTAGCCCAACAGGAACGATTGTCGAAACGGAGAGTACCGCAAACGTCGCTGGCGATTCACTCGCCTTCACGGTAGGTAGCGGTGGGTTGGCCGTTGCGTTTCTCGCCGGTCCGCAAACCGCGTGGGCCAGTTTTTCCCAAGGCGCAGACCAAACTCAACAACAGATTAACAACGGAACAGGGTGTAACTCGGACTGTGTGTCTATCACAACAACGGCCACTATCTCACCAATGAACTACACCTGGACGGCGACTTCTCGAACCTTCTGGCACGTCGTAATCCCCCTTAACGCGATTACCCTCCGCCCCGTTTCTCCTATCATCCTCCCATAAGGACATAATGCGGACCTTTGTTCTTTCGCTTGCGTTCCTCGCTACAACTGCGTTTTGTACCCTCCCCGCCTACGCCACGAAGTATTGGGTAAAGTCGGGCGGAAGTGACGCCAACGCGTGCGCGTCCGTGGACGGTGACACTGACCCCGGAACGTATAAAGCAACCATTTCGTCCGCGTGGTCCTGTCTCTCCGCGGCGGGGGATATTGTCCACGTCACGGGAAATCTGACCGGCGCACAATTCAATATCCCCGCGGCAAAAGCGGGTGTCGCGGGCAACCCGATTGTTATTGAAGGGGACGGGGTCAGCGCGACGACGATTAGTCGGCAGGGTATTTACATTGGGGCGTTTGCCGTCGCCTACTTAGAAATTCGAGACCTCACGCTTGACGGGCAACAACTTGTTGAGACGGGTATCGGAACCGCGAATACGTCCGCCTGTCACCATCTTACCATTAAGCGAACGCGGATCACGAATTACACCCGAGACGGGATCAATCATATCTGTCCGTTTACCACTGTTCAATATAACGAGATTGACAGAAACGGACAGACCACCACGAACCAATATCACGGCATTTACGCAAAAGGCGACAACTCCGTGTACGAGTACAATTATTTTCACGATAACAAGGGCGGGAACGCCATCCAATGTTACGTGAGTCTCGGGGCGGATCAAGCGAACAACTGTACGATCCGATACAACAGGTTCGTCAATAACGCTGACGGGATTACGCTTGACGGCACCGGGGACGTAATCGTTCACAATCTCTTTATCGGGAATACGCTTAACGCCATTAAGTGCGGCTACCCCGAAGGGGGGACGGGGTGTAACGCAGGCCTCATTGCCCATAACACTGTCTATAATAATAGCGGCGTAGGAATTTACGTCGGGTTATTCGGGGCCGGTCAAAATATGACCGTTCAGAATAACCTTGTGATTGCAAACGGAAGTACTGAGATTCTTGTCGAGGCCAGTGCGTCCGGTACGACGAACAGCTTTAACGCGTGTACGAGTAGTGAGTCGTGCGGGTCGAGTAAGGTCACAATTACCGCCGTTACCTCGTGTACGGTTTCTACAACAGACTTTACGCAAAAAGCGGGTTCGTCCTGTCTCAATACGGGAACCGCCCTCTCAGGCTACAACCACAACGGGAGTGCCCCCGACATTGGCGCGTTTGAAAGTATTCCCCTCTCGACCGCCTCCATTGACGCGAATGTAATGGAAGTCACGTTAGGAATGAGCCTTAACACCCCCCTCCTTCCCGCGTCGGGAATTACTGGGTTTACGGTGGGGTGTTCGGGGAGTGATTGCGGAACGCCCGTTGTGGCGTCGGCGTCGAGACGGAGCGATAGCGTCATCCAACTTACGCTCTCAGGTATTGGGGGAACGGGAAATTGTGCGGTCGGGCAAACGTGGACTGTCTCGTACACCCCCGGGAACGTCACCGATTCAAGTCTCCTCGGAAACTCCCTCAATCAATCCCTCCTTGCCTTCAGCGGGCAAAGCGTCACGGCGACGTGTACAGGAAGCGGTGGGACGCCTCCGAGTGGTGGTTTGCATGTGTACTACAAGTTCGACGAAGGCACCGGAACGTCCGTTGCTGACGAAGAGGGGGCGGATCAACCTGGCACCCTCACTAATGACCCCGCGTGGACCCTCGGGAAATTGGGGAACGGTGTCCTCTTCACAGAGAACGCAAGCCAATACGTCGCCACTGGGTACGGAAGCGGGGTCAATCCTTCGACGCAAAGTCTTACGATGTGCGTCGGGGTGCTTCCTACCGCCACGGCGTTACTCGCAAATCACGGCCTCCTCGGTGCGCCACTTGGGACGAACCAACGCTTTTATATCTCGTGGGACTCAAACGGTGTATCGGCGACCTGGGGCTTAGGGGTGCAATCAAGCCCGTCAGGTACGGCAACGGAATTTGCGGTTCAAGCGACGTGGACTCGTGTATGTGCGGTGTTCAATAGCGGAACCGACATCGCAACCTTATATGTGAATGGGGTAGCGGGGACCTCGGCGGCGGCGGTCAAGGCGTATACGAGCTTTACGTTAAGCGGCAACATTGAACTCGGGCGCATTGGTGGGATTGCCGGTGGAACAACCGGGGCCACAATCGACGACTTCAAACTCTACACGTCCGCCTTAACAGCCCAAGAAGTTGCCGACGACTACACCGCCTGGAATCAAGTTGCTTCAGACCCCGTAGGCACCTTTGAACAGAAGACCCATAAATGGCAACGATTACGAAAGAATATCAGCGGCACCGCGGACGACCTCACAATTAATGGCACCGCGAACGGTATTACCCCCCTCGTGATTGTCGGCGGGGCGTTAGAACTCATCACACAGATTGATTGTACGGTAGCGAATTGCGACCCGACAGGGTTGAAGTTGTACTACAACGTGGACGGGGGAACTTTCCTTCCACTCCCTGACGCCCCCACGTCGGACGGCGTATCGTTCTATGGCAATACGTCAGATAGTACCGTCGTGTCGGGCGCGGTTACATGTCCGTTGACAGGGGCGTTGAGTTGCACGGACGGAAGTACACAATTCACCGCGTCGGCTGTTCCACTGTTCGACCTCGCGCAAAACGCTTCAATCGTGCGACGAAGTGTCATCCAATTTGCGTCGTCCGTTGCGTCGGGGAAGACGTATTGTTTCAAAGAATACCATCAAACTGAACTACCGATGGACGCATACACCCCTAGCGCCGGGGCGTGTCTCACCACGACGCCGGTAATGGCGGGTGGGGGGAACTAATGGAACACGTACCGAACCTTCCTTTACCTGACAGAGCGGGACGAGGGGCTTTAGAACGCAAGGTCCAACTCCTCGTTCGTGACATGGTGAAACATCGCAACGACCGCATTGAGTACGCCCGCCTTTCTCACCAACTCGACAAAGCCCGCGCCGACTTTCACAAGCTCTACGGCGTGAAGGAACACCCCACGGAAGCCCCACTACGTCATGGCTAATACAACCGTTTCTATTTGCTCAAACGCTCTCGGGAAGTTAGGCGACGATTCGATAACGTCCCTCAGCGATAACTCCAACCGCGCCCGGTGGTGTAACCGGAAGTTCGATACCACCCGACAAGCCCTCTTGCGTAAGGGGAACTGGAACGACTCTATCAAACGTGTCGCCCTCGCACAGATCGACGCCACCCCCGCGTGGGAATACACGTACATCTTCGCCCTCCCGTCAGACTTTATGAAGATGGTCAAAACCTCCATTGACCAATACGACGAAGCCTACAAGCTCGAAACGTATAACGGTCAACGGGTACTCGTCACGGATGAGTCGTCCATTTACATCACATACGTATTCGACAATAGCGACGTTGCCTCCTACGACTCCCTCCACGTAGACGCCCTCGAAGCCCTCTTAGCCTTTGAACTCGCTAACGCGATCACGGGGAAACAAAACTACCGTGAGTCCATGTGGGGTGAGTACCTAGAGAAGATGAAGGAAGCGAAGGTTGCGGACGGGCAAGACGATTACCAGGAAGAACAGACCTCCTCGATTCTCACCGACATACGTTACTAATCCCCCTCGTTTCTCGTGGCCTACCCAATCCAAACCAACTACACCGCGGGTGAACTCTCTCCGCGTCTCTCGTTACGCGTAGACTTTAACAAGTACGCGAACGGGTTAGAGACGCAAGAGAACTACATCACCCTTCCTCATGGGGGCGTATCTCGGCGGAACGGGACTCACTTCGTCGCTGAGGTGAAAACGTCCGCCAAAGCTACCCGTCTCATCCCCTTCGAGTTCTCCACCACGCAAGCCTATATTATCGAAGTGGGTGATCAGTACATGCGGTTCTACCGGGATAACGGTAGGATTGAAGTATTAGGCACCCCGACGGAACTCGCTACCCCCTACCTCGAAGCGGACATATTCGACCTTACGTTTGCTCAATCCGCCGATACCCTCTACATCTGTCACCCCTCCTACGCCCCTCGTAAGCTCACCCGCTCCTCTCACACGTCCTGGTCGTTAAACGCGGTCTCCTTTTGGGACGGCCCCTACCTCGACCCGAACCTTCTCCTTTCGTCGGGGAACCTCTCCACCGCTACCCTCACCCCTTCCGCGGCAACCGGAACCGGCGTCACCCTCACGGCGTCGGGAAACGTGTTCGTCTCCACCGACGTAGGCCGCTTCGTACGGATGCAAGAGGGGTCTGTATGGGGGTGGGCGATTATCACGGGGTACACGAGTCCAACCGAAGTCACCATTTCGATTCAGTCCACCCTCACCGATACTACCGCTAAGGAAGTGTGGCGGTTAGGCGCGTGGAGTGCGACGACTGGCTACCCGTCCGCCGTGACCTTCTTCGAGGAACGGTTAGCGTTTGGCGGGTCAACCGATCAACCTCAGACAGTGTGGTTGAGTGTGTCGAGTGATTACGAGGACTTCACCCCCGGGGCAAACGACGACGACGCCCTCACGTACACCATCGCCGCAAACAAGGTGAACGCGATTAAGTGGTTAGCGTCGAGTGTGGGTTTACTCGTTGGGACAGTCGGTGGAGAGTTTGCGTTATTCGGCGGGAGTGATTCACCCCTTACCCCAACCAACGTCACCGTTCGCCGTCAGTCTACACATGGGTCGTTAAGTGGCACCATCGCCCTCGTCGGTAACGCTGCGCTGTTCATTCAACGTTCGGGGAAAAAGATACGTGAGTTGAAGTTCGACGCCGCGGGGGGAACGTACCTCGCTACTGACTTAACCCTTCTCGCGGAACATATCACGACCCCCTCTATCGTCGATATGTCCTACCAACAGGAACCCGACTCCATAGTATGGCTCGTGCGGAGTGACGGGGTACTCGTCTCGCTCACGTACAACCCCGCACAAGAAGTAATCGCGCTCGCCCGCCACACCACGGACGCTACCGGACTCTTTGAAGCCGTCGCAACTATTCCTTCGTCAGACGGGAGCTACGACGAAACGTGGGTTGTGGTGAAGCGGACGATTAACGGAACCACAAAACGGTACGTGGAATACTTTGATCCGAACCTACAAATGGATTGTGCGTTGACGTACGACGGTTCAGCCACAACCGCCGTGTCCGGGTTAGATCACTTAGAGGGTGAAGTTGTGGTGAGTGTTGGCGACGGGGCGGTGTACCCGCGTGAAACCGTGGACAGTGGGGAGATTACGTTAGACGGCCCCGCGGCTCAAGAGATTCAAGTAGGACTTCATTACAACTCCACCATTATCACCCTACGCCCTGAAGTGAAAATGGCTGACGGGGGTACGTCCCAAGGGAAACGGAAGAAGTGGAGTGAGATATTTGTACGTGTAGTTGAAACACTTGGAATGACGATTGAAGGGGATCAATACCCCTTCCGTTCCGCCTCGGACCCGATGGATGCCCCGCCCCCCGAGTTTACCGGCGACGTGCGCGTGTCAACCAGTGGGTGGGACCGTAATGGACAACTCACCTTCGCACAGATTCAACCCCTCCCCTCAACCATCCTCGGCCACTACGGACGATTGGAAATAGAAGACTAATGTACGACGTACGCCGGTTACAGTGTGACGATATTGAATGGTTACGTGACGGGTCGAAAGACGCCTCGTGGTCCCTCCTCGATTCAGACCTCACGGAGAAGTTATTGAAAGGGGTCTCGTATGTCGGGACAAAGGATAATAGGCTACTGGTTGCTGGCGGTATCGTTCGCGTATGGCCTGGTGTGGGGGAAGCATGGTTCGCCGTTACCCCCGAAGGAAAGAAACACGCCGCCTTCGTCTACCGCCAAGCGTTGGCGTACCTTAACGTAGCCGCCCCCCACTATCGACGGATTCAAGCGACCATCGCCGCGAACTTCCCCGACGCCGTTAAGTTTGTCGAGAAGTTAGGCTTTACCAACGACACACCGAACGGGTTAGCCAATTACGGCCCGAACGGTGAAACGTACTACCTCTACTCGAAGGTGTTGTAATGGCCGTAGCCGCCCCCGTATTCGCCGCAATCTCCCTCGCTGGAATAGGGATGAGTGCTTTTGGACAGCTTGAGGCCGGGAACGCCGCTAAACGTGTAGGCGAACAAAACGCCCACATTGCCGAACTCAACGCCCAACAGTCCGACCTTGCCATGCACGACCAACTCGACCAGTTGGCGAGGAAGTTTAGCGTGATCGGTGGGAAGCAACGGGCGGGGTATGCGGCGGCGGGGGTGAAGCGGTCGGGGTCGGCGTTAGAAGTGTTGACGGAAACCGCCAACATTCAAGACATGGATACGTTCAGGATTCAGGAACAGGGACGATTAGCCAAACAAGGCTACCTGTTCAGCGCCCAACAGTCACGGTATCAGGGTGAAGTCGCACAGAAAAATAGTTGGATTGGGGCGGGTTCGACGTTACTGACGGGCTTTGGACAGACGGGGCTTTCGTATAAGTTAGGACAGACTGGAAGCGCCCCGCTTACAACCCGCGGTTAAGGGTGACAATCCCGTGGTCCACGCCGTATGCAAGCGTTCGTCGTCCTAATGCCTTAGCTTCTTGATAACACCCCTCAGCGTCCTTCACCCCTTTCGACATACACGTTTCATAGCCGATTGGGGCGTAATCAATATCGAACAAGACGAAGTGTCCCGCTGAACACCCACTCAGTAACGCAGCTAACACTATAAGGTAGATCATACATCCTCCCACCACTCACCCGGTAAAATTCGTGCCAATATATGAATTAGCACGGTTGACACCCACTCTGAAAAGGTCATTGGTAAGCCCTCCTTTATGATCATTATACGCCCTCAGGAGTCACAGAGTCTACCTAATCGTACGGCCCTACCGAACGCTCAGTACGCCGGGGAAGGGTCCGCGTTCGCAACCGCTGGAAAACAAATAGCAAATACGGCAAATCAGGGCTTACAGTTAGCCGTTTCCTTAGCGGACCACCAGGCGAAAACTCAGGCTAGTCAACTCGGGAAGGAAGCTGAGTATTTCCTGAAAGACCAAGCAAACGCCTACTGGCAAAAGTGGGAAGTTGAGTCGGTTCAACACGGGGACTTACCCGACAAGGCAGCGGAAAAGTTTGATAACTGGTTTAAGCTCGACATGCGGGCGCGGTTACGCTCGGACTTTGAAGTTGACGATAACCCCTATGCGCAAGGGGCAATAGACGACGCTTTCGCTCACGTCTTCACCGACACCATGACGAAGGCGCGGACTCACGCCCGCACGTCGTTCGTGGAACTCACCCACAAACGCACAGACTCTCAAGGCGACATGGCAATGAATCAGGCGTTACTTGCAGAGTCCATCGGTGATTACGAAGGGTATCAACAAGGCGTACAAGGTTGGCTCGCGCACCTCGACACCCTTGAGAAGTCCGGTGCGTACAACCATGATCAGATAGTGGCCAAGAAAGAAGCGTTCAAGGAGACCGTTGAAACGAAACGCGCTTATCAAGTCGTCGCCCGTGATCCTCAAGGCTTCCTTGACGGGAACGATAGACACGAGTTCGACCGCTTAGAACCGAAGTTACGAAGTGAGTTAGTCACCCACGCGGATAAAGCCCTCGAAGCGAAGGTGTCACGGGCGGAACACCGTCGTAAGGTTGAGAAGGAGAATAACGAGTTCTACGCCCAAAGTGTGATGAGTGAGATTATCGGGCAAGCGATTCAAGACCCCGGGGCTGCGTACGCACGGTTACAGAATCAGGAAACACGCCTCGCCCTCGGGACGCATTACGACGATACGGTTGGACGGGTGCGGGAATACCTCAAGAGTCCCTTACCCACTGATAAGGACACACGAGCTATTGGCAAGGTCAAACGTGAGATTGAGTTGAACCCGACACAAGGCACGTACGGACATGTTGACGCCCTCCTCTACTCCCACAAAATCGACGCCCAACAACACGCGACGATGTTCAACCGGATTACTGAACGGATTCACTCTCTCAAGACTGAAACCGAACAAGTCCGTACGAAGCTCATTAAGGAAGCGGTAGACACGTTTCAGCCTATGCTTCGAGTCACAGGAATTAACGACTTTGACAAAACCTCGTCCGACGCAATGCAAAACTTTCAGGACGAACTATTTACGAACCTTCGCAATGACCCCAAACTCGACCCTCAAACCGAGGGGCGGCGTCTCATGCTCAAGTATCGGGACTACGTGGCTGACCATTACCTTGACGTGACGGGGGGTATTGTTGAGCGGTACGGTGTCAAGTCCCCCGGCGACGTAATCAAGTTATATGAGGACAAACGTATTTCCCGTACCGAGTCCGATCAAATGTTGTGGTACTTCTCGAACGCCGATAAGGTTTCTACCCCCTCTACGTCTACCAAAACCTCTAGCGTGGTGAAGAAAAAGTAATGGACCTTTCATCTTGGCTACACCCCGACGACTCGTACTTGAAGCACCGCACCGAAGCGGAGTTTGATAACTCCCCTACGGGTAGAGAGATACGCCTTATTCCCAAAGGTGATACGGGTAAGAGCGAAAAGTCTACCGTTCAAGAGGGTGTCGAGTACGACATGCACTCCGGTAAGCCAGTGGGGGAACAGCCTACCCTCACCCCTCAGATTATCGAACAGCATAAAGCGGAAGGTGAAGTAAACCGTCAGGCGAAGCTCCACAAGAACCTCTCTAAGCCCACCCCCGCCCAACCCCCCGTGTTAGACCTCGGGGCGTTTGAGTATCCCGCTGAAGTGGTTCGTGAAGCGATTGCGAAAAAGATTAACGAGGCTCGGGGCACTCAGCTAACGGGTGAGAACGTCGCCGCATACATTGCGGGGGGCGTCACGGAAGGTGATCCAGTTTCCCACGCCGTCACTGAGTTAGCTGTGAACCTCGCAACCGACCCTCTCACGTACCTCCCCGGTATAGGTCTCGCCCCTAAAGGCACCTATACAAAGGTGGGTGAAGGTGTTATGAATGTCGCCGCGAAAGTGGGCGAGGCGTCTAAGGCTGCGGGCGTGGACCTCGCCTCTGAAGCGGGTATGATTAATAACCGCCTTCTCACCCCCGACATATTCTACTCCCCTACCCAACGCGTCATTGAAGCGAAGGTGCCGACTGTTGCCACGCCGCAACAGGTTCAAGCCACGTTAGCCAACTCGGGCGTCTCCCCCGAAGAAGCTAAGTGGATGGACCTAGACGGGTTCTTGGCGGGGAAGGAAGTGGTCAAGAAGGACGAGCTTCTACAGTTCGTGAAGGAGAATCAGGTTGAGTTGAAGGAGGTTGAACTCAGCCGCGGGGGTGGAATTGAGAAAGACCCATTAGGGACACAATACGACGATAAAACAGATACGTGGGTTACAGTAAATGGTCGTGGCGATATTGTGAGTCGCCACCATACCGAAGACGAAGCGTTACAAGCTGCCGAACCCAATCCAACTGACGACACCAAGTTTAGTTCGTACACCATCCCCGGTGGGACGAACTATCGGGAAGTGTTGTTGACGTTGCCGAACAATCCGCGCCTTGAGCAACTTGACGAAGCCTTAACCAGCGGTAAGGGTCTATCGTTCGGGGAGACTGACGAGTACCACGCGTTACAAAAAAACAACCCTACGTTCCGCTCGTCACATTTTGAAGAGCCTAACATCCTCGTCCACATGCGTCTTAATGATCGGTTAGACGCGGAAGGTAAGCGCACGTTATTCATTGAGGAGATACAGTCAGACTGGCATCAGAAGGGGAGAACGCAGGGGTACCGTAAGGACGTTCCCGAAATACCTGACATTGAGACGTTCAAAGTAAGTCAAGACGAACATCAGTTTATTGTTGAAGCCGAAGGCATGAAACCGTTGCACGTCGGCAAGGGCACTGTTTACGACGAGCAAGCCGCGAAAGAATACGCTCACCGTTATTGGTATCAAGGGAATGAAGACCTTAAACGCGCCGAGTCGTCGAACGTCCCCGACGCCCCCTTCAAAAAGACCTGGCACGAGTTAGCCCTCAAGCGTGTCCTCCGTATGGCCGCGGAAGAAGGCTACGAACGGATTGCGTGGACGACGGGGGCACAGCAAGCCGAACGTTACGACCTTAGTAAGCAAGTCTCGAAAGTTGAATACCTCGACGAAGTTCAACACTTAATGGCATACGACCTCGACGGACGTAAGATAATCGACGAACCGATGGTTGCGCCTGAGAAGTTAGTGGACTACATCGGCAAGGACGCCGCCGAACGGTTAATGAAGGAACAAAACCTTATTATCGAAGAAGACGGTACACCCGTTCGCGTGATTAGTGGCGGTGACCTCAAAGTCGGCGGCGAAGGGATGAAGGGCTTCTATGACGAGATTGTTCCACGCTTCTTGAATAAGTACGGGAAGAAGTGGGGGAGTAAGGTTGAGACGACTCAATTCAGTGTAAGTGACGGCCCCTTAAACAGTCGGCAACATGGGGAAGGGTTATATCAAGACGGCGTTGCAACAGTTCACTCCCTCCCCGTCACCCCCGCCATGTCCGAAGCTGTCGTACGCAACCCTCAGTCGTTAATGGGTAGCACCTTCCAAGCAGTTGACGAGTATTTACAGTCGTTACCTAAAATAATCCGTAACAACATCGGCAACGAGAAGGGGTCTGTCAACGTTCAACCGGCGATGTTCCTCACCCGTGCCATACTCGGCGCGGTTGCGGGATCAATGGCGGGTGACGAGGAGAACGCTGTACGGAACGCCGTTATTGGTGCGCTAGGGGGTGGGTTAGCCTCACCCGCCCTTATCAAACGTATCGCGGGACTCGTGAAGGGTGCGAAAGGTAAAGCTCCCAAGGTCGGGGGACAAACAGCGGGCGGCGTGGAAGCGGCGTCCGTTGTGCAACCGTCCCTCGACATAGGCCACTTTCAAAACCAATACCGTAACTTGGTTGAATTTCAGAAGCGTGGGGTGGTGTCCGACCCCGAAGCAATGGCGGGGGGTGAGAAGTTAATCGACTACGCCGCGATTACACCCGAGACCATTCAACGCCTCATGCCGGGAACCGCCCTCAACGTCGAGGAAACCTACGCCCTCCATAAAGTCCTCACCGAGTCGGGGCGACAAGTGTTAGACCTCGCGGGAAGTGTGACGGACGACGCCTCCTTACAAGAGTTCCTGAAGGCGTTTTGGACTCACGGGATGGTGCTCGACCCTAAACGCTTCGGGGCGGCGGCTGAGAGTGGACGGGCGCAACGTATCCTTGGGGTAGATAAGCCCGTTGAAATGGAGGCCATGCGCCTCTTCCTTGACCAGTTTAGCGACCTCCTCAACGAGGCCAAGACGGGCATGTCCGCGCAACGTCTTGTGGACATGGTGAAGGAACTTGAGACGCCTGAACAGTTAGCCTCTCTCGCCAAGAACGCCGTCAAGCCTGAGTTTAAGGACGCCTTCGTACCGTTGTTCATTAATTCACTGTTAAGCGCCCCGACTACTCACGTCTTCAACTCCCTCGGCAACGCTACCATGTCCGCTATGTCGATCTTTGAACGCGGGGTAGCGGGTCTCGCGGGTGGAGAAGTCCGCCCTACCGAAGCCCTTGCAATGGTTCAGGGCATGTTTGCGGGGTTCGGGGACGCCCTCACGTTAGCGGCGAAGGTTGCCCGTGACGGGGAAGCCGCGGCAAAGTTTGGCGCGTCGAAGGGTGAACGTCCCCCGAAAGCCATGTTCTCAGACGTGGAGAAGTTAGGTCCGTTCGGTGCCCCGCTCGATTACCTGTCCGCCTTTATGGAAGGCGCGGGCGGGCGGTTACTGTTGACGGCTGACGAGTTCTTCAAGTCCATTAACTTTCAGATGGAGATACACGCCCTCTCGTTACGGGAAGCGTACAACGTCGCCAACGCGGAAGGGTTGACCGGGAAGAAGCTCGCGGCGAAGGTGAAGGAGCTGACGGAACAGTATCGCGCTGACGTTCCTGTAGACATTCAACAGAAGGCGGAAAAGTTCGCCGCCTACAACACCGCCTCCACTCAGTTAGGCGAGTTTGGTCAATGGATGCAGGAAGGGGCGAATAAGTTCCTGGCCGTCAAGCTCGTCGTCCCGTTCCTCAAAGCCCCCTTGAACATCTTCAAAATCGTCGGGGAACGTACCCCCCTCGCCCTTTTCGCCAAGTCTACGTATCACGAACTGAACCAAGGGGGCGCACGTGCGGAGTTAGCCCTAGCGAAACTTCAGACCGGCGCACTCCTCACAGGCTTAGGGGTGTTGTGGGCGTCGGATGGGTTGATCACGGGCGCGGGTCCAGACTCCAAGAAGTTCCCCGACCAAGCGAAAGTGTGGCGCGAAGCAGGGTATATACCCTACTCGTGGAACGTGTCGGCTACTAAACGTAAAGCCCTCGGGGAAGACCCGTCGTGGAGAAAGGGCGACGTACTCAAACCGATCAACCGTATCGAACCCCTCGGGTCAATGCTCTCAATGGCGGCGAACTATTACGAGTTAGTAGCGAACGGCTACGACAAGGCGGAAGACTTAGCCGCGTCGTTAGCCCTGGCCACGTTCAAGGCGATGAGTTCTAAGACGTGGATTCAGGGGTTGTCACGTACCATGTTAGCGTTCGCTATGCCCGATGAGTTCCTTACGTCCACCCTTGAGAAGGAAGCTATTTCGTTGACCCCGGGACTTGGGGCGGGTATGACGAACTTCGCCACGAAACAACTCGACCCCGTTGTCCGTGAAGCTGACGGGTTGATTGAGGAAGCCCGTAAACGTACCCCCGGCCTCTCGAAGGACTTACTACCCCGCCTCCACCCGATCACGGGAGAACCTGTCGTCTTCTCCCCACTCAAGGGGGAGTTTAAGGACGATAAGGTACTCAACGAGATTGTGAAACATGGTACGCAAGTCTCCACCGCTGACGACGAGATACATGGTGTGAAGCTCACCCCTGAAGCGGCCCACGAGTTACAGAAGATCATTACTCACGAGGTCAAAAAGGGCGGGCGGAACCTCCACGAGTCCCTTGCCCACATGATGGAAACCGGCACCTACAAGCGTGGAAGTGACGGCCCTGACGGTCGGAAGTCTTTAATGATCCGGCACCTCGTCCACGCCTTCGTGGAAATGGGCGAGTTGAAGATGCTCAAGAAGCACCCCGAAATCAAGCAAGCCATGAAAGACGCCGCGAAAGAGAAAGCTCGTAAGATGAAGTCCGTTCCCGTAGTCCCCTCAGACGACGCCATTGAGAACTCCACCGTAGACCTCGACGCCCTCACCATCGCCGGTAATTAATCCCCCCGCCCCCACCCCCGTAAGGAGTCCCACCGTGATTGAAACTACCTACGCCCCCGTTTCGTACACTGGGAACGGCGTTACCACGACCTTCCCCTTCACCTTCGACATTGACGCGGATACCGAAATTGTTGTGACGGAAGTGATCATTGCGACGGGGGTTGAAACCGTCAAAACCCTCACCACGCACTACACCATTTCCGGTCAAAACGTCGAAGCGGTGTCCGCCCCCGCCTCTACGGTTCGGTGGGTGATTAGTCGTGTCACGGCAAAGACTCAACTCGTGGACCTTGTGGAGAATGACGCCCTTCCTACGGCAACGGTAGAAGCCGCGCTTGATAAGAACGTGAAGATTTCTCAGGAAGTGGCGGCGTTGATTGACCGTTCCTTACGTCAACCGAACGGCGACTCCGCGGCGATTGGTGAACTCCCTGCGAAAGTGACCCGCGCCTCGAAGTACCTCATTTTCGACGCTGACGGCGACCCGACCGTTTCCACCGCTCCAACTGATACTGCCCTCACGACGGCCTTTACTGAGACGTTGCTTGACGACGAGGACGGGGACACGTTCGTTAATACGTTAATCGGGGATGGGTTGAGTGATCACGGGGCGGTGTTAGCAAGTGGCGATCAATTCGCCTACCGAGACGTAGACCAAGACACAGGCGGACGTACAACGGTCGTAGAAATCTTAGGCCAAGGAACAAACGCCCTCACCGAAGATACGACACCGGACACCGCGGCGGATTTTCTCCTGACCTATGACGCAAGTGCCTCAACCGCGAAAAAAGTCAAACCTGAGAACATCGGCGCGAAAAAGCTCGCCACCCTGCAAGCCACGACTTCGGGCACGTCTATTGACTTCACGAGTATTCCAGCCGGGGTAACACGTATCACGATTATGTTGAGTGGGGTATCGACCAACGGCACCAGTAAACCGCTCATCCAAATAGGCGACGCCGGGGGCATTGAACCGACTGGCTATTTAGGGTCGTCCACGGCACTCGACGACAGCTCGGCAGTTGCGGTCGCAAACTTCACGACCGGCTTCGGTATCAACTCCGCGTCGGCAGCAAACATCTTACACGGGACCGTCGTGTTGACGCTTATGAACGCGGCGACGTTTTTGTGGGCCGCGCACGGGAACATCGGACTCTCGAATTCGACGAGCTTCATTGCGACCGGAGGGGTGAAAGCGTTATCAGCGGCGCTTGACCGGGTACGGATTACCACCGTGAACGGGACTGACGCGTTCGACGCAGGGTCCATCAACATTATGTACGAAAGGTAAGCCATGTTACGCGCCCTCCTCCTTACCCTCGCCCTTCTCTCCCCTGCCCTTGCTCATGCGACGTGTGAGTTTATTCAAATTACGGCAAACGTGGCCGCTGTGCCCCCGTGGACGCAACAGTTTATTACCTCTCTCTCGTACCAACCCCCTTACACTCCCTACGGGTATAGCTTCCCGTACATTGTCCCCGCGGGAAAGTACCTCGGTCTCACCGACTTTCACTTTTCGAGTAAGAACATCTTCAACAACGGCACCCACCGGAACAACTACCTCATGTTGTGGGACGCGATCACGATTACCGAACAACAACCGTCAATTCATACGACGGTCCCGTTAGTACTTCCCCCTGGATTCATGCTCACGGGGGCGCTGTCAAACGCCAGTAATGAACTCCAAAACATGAACGTGTGGGTTGGGGGGTATCTCAGCACCGACCCTACGTTTCGTGAGTGTGTGAAGTTATGACACTCCGAGAAGCCCGGTGCGCCTTTAGCAAACAACTCGCGTGGTTTGTGGTGGAAGTGTCTACGTGGGAGGGGTACGAGGTTGCGTTCGATGAAGTAACGGATCGGATTACCCCGAAAGACCCCACGACGGATCACATGAAAGGGTCGTTACACGAGTTAGGGTTAGCCGCTGATTTACTGTTGTACAAGGACAAGAAGTACCTCACCAACACGCTTGACTATCAGAAGGCGGGCGAGTTGTGGGAGGTGATGGGGATTGAACACGGGTTGCCGTTACGTTGGGGTGGGCGGTTTCAAGACGGTAATCACTTTAGTTTCGAGTGGAACGGGAGGAAGTAATGGACTTCGATTGGAAAAAGATCGTTAAAACCGTTGCCCCGACCATTGCGTCCGTATTCGGTACTCCACTTGCGGGGATGGGGGTAACGGCAATTCTCGACGCTATTCTCCCCGAAGGTGAAGCGCCCCCCGCCAAGCCTGAAGAGTACCTTGCGAAGGTGCTTACCGGGGCTAATCCTGAAGTCCTGCTGAAGCTGAAGACCGCGGAGCAACAGTTTACCCTCGACCTCAAACGGTTAGAGATTGACATTACAAAGTACCTCGAACAACTTGAAGCTGAGAGCGTCAAGGGGGCGCAAGACCTCAAGAAGCACTGGCTCTCAAGCGGGAAGTTCGACTATGAACCGTTTCTTGCCGCGGGTGTGTGTGCCGCATTCGGGTATGCTGAGTATTGGGTGTTTTCTCACGCAACGTTAACGGGCATGGACCCCGGCGCGTCCGTTCTCATCGGGCGTGTGCTTGGTACGGTAGACGCCGCATTCATGTTACTTCTCTCGTTTCGTTGGGGCACTAGTCATGGATCACAACAGAAGGACGCCACTATTGATCGTGTCGTAAATCACCGTGACTAACGAGAACCCCATAGATCGGATCGACGCCCGCCTTGAACGGATGGAACAGAAGATCGACCAAGTGTTAGGGTTTAAGCAGACGGTGGACTATATTAAAGTAGCGTTGGCGGGAGCGTACGCAGGGTTACTGGCGTTATTTCTGTCGCATAAGTAAGTAGACAAACAAAAAGGCCCGTCTAGTCTGTTACGACCGGACGGGCCTTCGTGTGTCTACGGGAGACGATTACGAGACGACTGTGAACGGGTCTATAATGTTTAGTTCAGCCTTGGTAATGTGTCGCGTATTTTGAACGGGTTTTAATTCACCCCACCGGCACCCTGTATCAATATTGATAAGGGATATTTTGTTACACTCTGGCGTCCCGATGATGTACGTTGCGCCGCAAATACGGAGACGTTGCCCGATTGAATACGTGCGTTCTTTGAACTCTTCGTAGTCAGCTTTTGGGGCGCTGAAATGGTCACCAAACACGCCCCGACAAATATAGTAATTTGGGGATTGGTCAATTACATCCCACACTAGCTTGGTATCCCAATGCGCCTCATTTTTCCGCTGAACTTTCAAACGAACCTCCTTTAGGTTTAGGTTTAAACTAATCCGCGCACGTCGGGTCTAACGGACAACTACTCAACCCCCGACACGTTTCAGGGGTGCGACACCATTCTTTGTAGGGGGGTTTCACGGGCGTATCCCTTAGGACGACCTGCTGGGCGTGCTGTAAGGCTATGTCAAAGTCAGTGGTCCAAGTTGATCCCTCAGCCCGCTTATAGAAATTCATCAACTCGATAAAGCGCGGGATCATGCCCTTCAGCGCCCCTTCCAACTGCGTGATTCTTCTCAGTAGCAGGTTCGTACTTGCCGTGTCGGTATTCGCGGCATCGTGAGCATAGGCGAGACTGGCCTCTAGGGCTTGGCAACGTTCTTCGCAATCATTTAGCATTCCGTACGCTTTACCTATTTCCTCGTCACTCACCTCGCCCCCCTCGGCAACGGTGCCCCGTTCGCTTCACACTCTTCTTGAAGTAACGCCAACGCCCGCCACGCGAGCTTACCCGTATGGCTGAGACCGTCCGTATCGAGTGTTCCCCGTTCAATGAGGTGTCGTAACAGACAATCCGCGTGATCCATTGACTTCCCCCGGGCGTGGTGCAACGGTTCGCCGGGGTTGTGTTGATCGTTGCCCGCCTTCGAGACCTTCGCCACTTCTGCCAACGCCGCGGGGAAGTAGTCGAGGACGCCCGACGTAATAGGGATAGCTTTACGTTCGCTTGAGGTAGACGGAAGCACATTCAACGGGGGGTGTGGGGCTACCCGTTCGTACTCGTCGCACAATTCAACACTCGGTTCGTCCTCAAACGGCGGCTCAATCGTCGCCGGTTGGGGTTGGGCGAATTGTGGGGGACACAACGGGGCAACTTGGAACGCGTTTAACGTTTGATTCAGGCTGTCGCAAGGTTCGCCTTGATTGTTCGTACCCCGCAACTCTAAGGTGCCATCGTCATATATAAAAGTAACTTCACATATTGAACCTTTCTGAAAGGCGTGCCATAGCCCGCCGTCGTTAGGGCGATCTTCTGTATACCCGTCATACAGTACGCGAACCTTATCCCCAACCTTCATAGCTCCTTACCCTCCCCTTGCACCACATAACTTACCGGAACCTCCTCCATTTCCTGACACACCCCATTTCCATTCACGTCTCGATACGCCTTATTGGGACGACCGGTAAACTCCAAGTCGTACACGTAGTAATGAGGGAACGGTGCCGGTTCACCGTCTCGTATCAAGTCAAACACAAGCATCATGTCGGGGGAACCGTCGTAATTCCTGTCCGCCATGATCGTAATAACCTGTTTCCCGTGAAGGTTACGGGGGTTCGTGTCGATCAACCGGGCTGTCTTCTGAGGCACATGACACGCGAACAACGAGACGGAGTAGTCGTCACTGAGGCGTAACTCTTGGATGAGGGGCATAGTGTCGTCCCCCTTGGCAATGTTCGCAACCAAGACTGCACCCCCAAGACACGCGGCCATAAACAGTAAGTAGCTGAGTAAGCGTCTAATCACTTGGCTCCTTTCGTTGGACATGTAATCGGTATATAGATGCTTTCAAAGTCAGCAAACGTACGGGACCGGCCCTCACTATCTCGGTAGAGGTTTTCAGGGATGAAGCGATACAGGTATTTACGTTTCCCGATCATTTCAATCCGCGCTCGTGTGAACGGCTCCCATGACTCAGCGTCGTCGTTTAACTGGACGCATTGACCGGCGTGGTATCGGGGTTCGGGGGTGTGGAAGGACCACCACAACCCGAAGAGTCCAACGGCAATGATAACTGCGATACCGGCGATTCCTTCTCCGGTGAGGTCTCCTGAACCTTGCTCAACAACTGTTGTCTCCACATTCCCGCTACAAGTTTCCATGATCTCCTCGTTAGTTTAATGCCCTTCGCACTGGATCGGACGACGTTACTTGTTGGACCAATTGGCGGGTTGAGGCAGTAGTAACATTTCGCCTCGACACCGCCACACTTTTGTCCTTTATGTTTTTGCCAACGTCCCTTCATTAGTCAGTCACCATCAAGGCTAGTAAGTTGTAAATCAGACCTACTGCCACGAAAATGATTGTTACGGCAGGTATAGGCGCGACAAAGCCAGCCGCGATATAAACAGCACCAATAACGTGAGCGTTATTTGGTCCTTTCATTTCTCCCCCCGTCTCGGCGGTGGTCCGTACTTACTGAGTCTCGCGCTTAACGTCGCCATGTCGAGAAGGTTAATCGTCTCAGGACTGATACGGTAACAGTTAGGGCCGATTACCAAGTCAGGACCGTCGAGTGTCTTCTCCGTGGTGACGGTGTGTCCCTTACGGATCAGCGCTTGTACTTCAGGTGTTTCCAATAACAACGGGTGAACGAGGTACGTTAACGGACGTTTCGGTTGAGCCATTACTTTTCGTCCTCACGTTCAACCCGGACGGCCCGCAACCGCTTTATGTCTAGCGGTTCGTATAGTGAGTAACCTTCCCGTACCTCAATAATGGCGTCTATGGACACGTCTTCTAGCCACTTGCGAAGGTCTTTTACGGTCATGCTGTAAATAGTCTCCCTTCCACCACAACAGAGTTTTTAATAATCGTCGCGGGCTTCAGATATACCCACCCGTTGTCTCTCACATACCCATAGCCAAACCCTAACGCCCAATTCCGCATGGCCTTTATCGAGTGCATGTACTTGGCGTGAACCCGATCCCCCAACCACCCGAACGTCGCTGAGACGTGCATTATTCCAAGTGCCGTCCCTCGTACGACGTAGTTCAACTGGTGGTCATGGCCGGTGACAATGTTCCCCTGTACCGCGTTGAGTACTGCCAACGCCCCCGACGCCCCGACCTCGTGAGTGAACAGTAACTTCCCCATTCGGGCGTGGTCGTGGTACTCGTACACGTCCCACCCCGTAGACCTGAACCCCAACCAATCCTCCTTATCGAACTTCGTGTAGATTTCGGGGGCTTTGTCCTTGAGGTAATCCCGCGGGCGCTCCTCGTGATTGCCTAACACGATGAGTTTCTGACGACATGGGATACGGTTGAGGGGTTCGAGACACAGCTTCCGCCCCTTCTCAATCTCCTCATCGAACGACGCCTTTATCTTCGGGTCTTTCACGTACCGGGACACGCTGTAGCAATCGTAGAAGTCGCCTAGTGAGACGATGGTGTCCCATTCAAACGCCTTCGCCACTTGTAACACCAACTTCCACGCGGTCTTGTCGTGAAAGGGGGCGTGGAGGTCGGGGAGGATGAGGACACGTTTCAGCTTCTCAACCATTAACTGCCCTCAATCTCAACGACGATGCCGTATAGTTTGTTCGAGTCGAACCCGCACAACACTTGACTCAATTCCCACTCAAGTTGGTGTCCTTCAGTTTTCGTTAAGACAATCTTTTCAATGGTACGGTGTGCCACGTCGGCGTCGTGCTTCAACTTCAAAATGGCGTCAGCAAGGTATCGTTTGTAGTACACCCTCACGACACACCCCCTAACAAGCAATACACCGTTTCCCCCGTGTCGTTATACCGTTGACATTGAATGTCGTACCCACTCGCCCGTAACTCTGAAATCCTCGCGGTGACGTTTCGTGCCACGTTGACCAACTCCGACCGTAACACCGGCCCTTTCTCCAACATGCTGAGGATTAACTCACGCTGATTACCAAACCTGCTACGGTCCTTTGCGGTGGGGGTGAAGAGTTTCAACTGGGTAGCGCTCACTCGTCGTCACCCTCGTCGTCAATCGCGTCACGTTGCTTAATGCCCGTCTCGTCCTTGATCTGAGACCACAAGTTAAACTCGAAATCGTTCTCAGCCCCATTAAGATATTTCTTAGCGGGGTACAGAATCGTTTGAAGGTGCTGTATCTCGTCGTCTTCTAACGTCAGGGTGAGGGTGACAGACTTCCGACCGGCGGTTACTTTCACTTAGAAACCTCCTTTGTGAATTTGTAGGACTTCATTACACCGTCACTCGTCATGGTCTTCCACGACCCGGGGAACTTGACCATCATTCCGTTAATAGGTCTCGGTTGCTCACAGATTTGACGTATGCCGTTCGCTACCTCCTCGGTGAATAGTGACTCGGGGATTTCAAACCAAAAGCTATCGTGTCGGGTGTAGAACATTGAGGCGAAGGGGTACTTCTGTGCGACCTCAATTAACCCTAAGTTCAGAATGTCCACACCCCCCGCTTGCATTTTGTGGTTACACATTTCCCGTTCAACTTGCTCGCCCGTGCCTAAACACACCCGTAAGCGCCCAAACCACGACCGGACACGCTTGGTTTTGGCGAGCTTCTTAATACCCCTATGGAAGTCGGCTACGTTCGGGTCTTGCTGGATCACGAGACGTGACGCTCGTTCCATTGCTTCCTTAGGTAGCCCCAGTTTGACGGCCTTTTTAATAGCCTGTTTCCCCGTACCCATGTAGTACCGCTCATACCGCACGTTCTTCGACACGGTACGGCGTTTGTCCTCTTTCCCACCCCACCCCACTTGGTTACGCCACGCCTCACACTCAGGGGTGTTGTGAGGGTTCGTGAGGTTCGGGGGGTGTGGCCAGCCGAACATGTCACACACGAGCATGGTGTGTATGTCTAAGGCGTCGTCGAAGGAGCGTTTGAGGTACGTAGACTTCGCTTCCGCCATGAAGATTCGGGGTTCTTGGGCGTCGTAGTCTGCCCCGAACAGAATCTTCCCTTCATCCGGTACATAAATAGACAGGAAGTCGTTGGGGACCTTAGCCAATGCGGGACGGGTCGTACTCCACCGTCCGCTTGCTTGCGCGTCAGGACGGAACGACGGGTACACCCTCACCTTCCCCTTGAGGGGGAGAAGGTCTTGGTTGAGGGCTTGTGAGTAGTAAATGAACGCCGCCCGTAACTCTAAGAGCGGGTGCGCCCCTTCGTTGATCCGCCCTTGGACGTACTCGGGCGTGAAGCCGTGCTTGTCTTCCGTCTCACGCTCGAAGGGGAGGAACTTGTCACGCTCAGTAGCAATCGTCTCTTCGTCAACCGAGTCAAGGTCTAGTCCTTCATAAGTGCGTAGGTGGCTTGCAAGTTGCCCGTTGCATCCACTTGACACGAGATTAAGAGGGTACCCCGCGTAACATTCAGCCATTGCAGCAAACCGAGTGACACGTTCAGTGTAGGCGTTGACGAGTTCATCACGTCGCGTTTGATTGATTCTAATTCCAAGTGTTTCCCGTTCTAGTGTGATAGGAATAAGTGGTAATGACTGTTCCCGATATACCTTCTCCGTCAGTGGATCAGCCTTAAACTCCCGCCGTAAGGCTTCATACACTTCTATCGTTTCAATTACGTCTCCCCAGTTATATAGAAGCTCATCCACGTACTGAAGGTGTTTGAGCTTCGTGTACCCCCCGTAGATCGACGCAAGGAAGTCTAACGAGTGAGGCATTTCCGACCACAAGACACTGTGCATGTGCATGGTGTCTTCAATCTGACGGTACGACTTCGGGGCAATGTGTAAGTTTTTACTGATTACAGATAGGTCAGCTTTCGCGTTTTGTAAGACGATTGGAACTTGTCTAACCAATCGGGCAAGTCGGCGTATGAAACACGCTCGAACTTCAGACCCGATAGAATCGTCACCGACCCAACGCAACTGGAGTCCCGTAACTGTACGTACCTCCGTACGTTCGCCATGTACCGGCCAACCCAATCCGATAAGGGATAGGAACTTCGTTTCGGGGTTAAACTCCGTGTCGATTGCAACGTACTCGGCTTTCTCCGCGTCGTCGAAGGCAGCATTAAGGGCTTCGACATTACTCGAGACTGTAAGTCTGGACGGTATCGGTTTAGGCCACTCTCCTCGAAGGACTCGACCAATGCGCTTCCAATCAAGTCTCGCTGGAATACGTTGCGCGGCGTCTCTGAAGAGGTCCGCGGGGTGGACGACGGCGAACACCTTGCGCCCTTCGTACGTTTCAGGTCCAAGGAACCCCCGCCACGAGTTGATCGGTCCACCTTTTTCCCGTTCGCCTTCTTTCGTGACACCCTTTTTGGTTTTCCTGTGTTGTTTGACAAGTTCCGGTTGTGTGAACTCAAATGGTGGTCCTCCTAACGCGACAATAAGTTGTACAGAGCTAGGCACACTAAGATGATGAGTAGTACAATGAGATACGGCGTCACGTAATACGTCTCCTGGGGGTAAAGTATTCGAGTGTTTGTACCGACACTTGAGGAGGGAGGCGGTAGACACCCCCTCAAACGTCTCCCCGGCTAAGGGGAGGTACGTGTTGGCGAGTTGGTAGCCGGTTGCGCCGATTAAGGGTTGAGGGGTAACAGTCTCGTACAACGGGATCTTCCCGTCGTACCCCGTAATCCGTTGCCCCTTTTCATCCTCCTTACCGGGGGACTGATTGAGGACGAGGAGGCGTGAACCTTCAACGAGACGGTCGGGAACAAACCCCTTCATATCTCCCGCTAATGGACAACTGACACACGTTTCAGGTTTAGCGATCATTTCAAGTTGAGGAAGCACAAGTTAAAAGCGAAAGCACACGCCCAATACCCCGCCCGCCACGCGTCACCCTGAATAAAGTAGGTAATCGAAGCCCCCGCGTTGAGAGTCATTAAGCAATACACGAACGTATTACCCGTCACCCGTACCCCCTCACTCGGTCGTATTCATGTTCAAGCCATTGATCGAACCGCCACTCTCGACACTCCGCACAGTCACAGGAATAGACTTCGTGCATTTCGTCCTTCTCGTCCTCGTCGTCGGGTGCGGTTGCCGTCACTTCGGGAGCCTATAGTCAGGTAAGCAACGCCCTTTCTTCTCTACCCACTCCAACCACACGTAATGGTCTCGCCACTTGGTTAACGCGCCTTCTGTCTTATGTCCCGACGAGTGGATGTACACGGGATACCACGCAAACCAGGGACGCCACTTAAAGGGGTCGAGTTGGTCGTTATACATTGAAAACCTCACTTCACCCCCCGATACTCCTTCTGAATTGCTACCTTCTCCTCAACCTTGAGCGTGGAATACTTCGAGTACGTCATGTTCTTGACGGATGCGAGCCATGATCGAAAGCGGCCACGAGTTCCGGTGTTCATTTATCGGCAACCACTTTGTCTAACTGTTCGTTAGCGGCTTCGGCTTCTGCCTCAGCTTGTGCCGCTAGCCCCGCTTCGTGTTCAGCGGCCATTGCTTCGTGATACGCTACGTCGTACCTGTCGTCGCTGTAATAACTCATGTAGATAAAACTCGGGGGTAGACCGATTAAGCCTACCCCCGTCCTTTTACTGAGGTTGAACTACCAACCGCGATCTACCCACCACTCCTTAACAATCGTTCCGATCACGAGCACCGCCGCAACAATCGTCAACCAATGGGCGGTAATGGACAGGATTTCCTGGTACATTACTCAGTAATCGCCTTAATCCCACGCACCCAGTTCTTCGCGGCGTAGGTAACACCGTTCTTCTCAGCTTCCTCGGACTTCGTAATGTGGACTTCCGCCGCGTTATCGGAGAAGTACCCCAACACCGCGCCGACTGTTGGCTTCTCGCCGGTCGCTTTGGCGTAAATACCCGCCATCTGTCCGAACAACACCGACTCCGTGGACAGTTCACCGCGAGAGTTCAACACCGTCGCCGCCGTCACCTTCTGGAAGTGCGTACGGGGACGATCCAACGTCACGAACGGGGCCTTCTTGTCCTTCCCGTCACGCTTGGCGGTGAGGCGCATACGAAGGTTGTAGACGTTCTTCCCGTAGAAGGGATTCTTACGGGTCTGTTCCTCGTCAAAGAACTCCTTCATGTTCTCGACACGTTCAGCCGTCTCCACTTGGAACCGATACCGTCCGCCTTCGATAAGGTCCGCTTCCTGTGCCGCCTTAATCAGGTCCGCGGAGACTTCCTCGTCCATTGCTGCGTTCACGTCAACGTCAACCACTTATTCATCCTCCTTTGTGAAAAGTTCAGCCGCTTCAATGCTTGGAACCCATATCAACGTACCCTTATCGCCGCTCTTGTCTTCAATCTCGTACACGTCACACGACCACCCGCCCGTGTCGAGTGTGTTTAACTCCACCCCTTCGCCGTCTTCACGGTTCACAATGTCTTCAAGCGAGTCGCCCGTAAAAGCGGGGCGTGATCTAAACTCCTTAACTTGCACTTACCGCCTCCTTCTGTTGTGGGTTCACCGTCGCGTACACGTCGTCTAAGGCTTTCGTGATTTGAGCGTCTAATTTCGTCCAGTTCTGTTCCACCTCCCGTGATAGTTTGAGTTTCGCTGTGACTTCGAGAGGGAGTTTCATACCCGCCCCCCACACCCACCCGCCCGGTTGGGTTTGCCAGTAGTACCGCGCTGCCCCGCCGACGCCCTCAATTCCCGCGTTGAGGACTAACGAAAACTCCCCCATAATTTTCTTCGCCGCTTGCCCGGGGAGGTCGGGGTAGACATGAACCTTCTTCTTACCCTCGTTCGACTGGTCGAGCTTATTGTCCTGTTCCGCCCCGTCCCAACACGTCAAGACGACGTATTCAACAGACGAGTTGAGGATGAGGTCGATGTACTCCCAAAAGAGCGAGTGAGCTTTGGCGTAGAGCTTCGGTTCAAACTCCTCACCCGTGAAGTTCGCCCCGCCCGTACAGGCAGCGAGGATGATTTGGTACGCCTTGTGAAGTCCGTCCCCGAAGTACGTCCGCACCGCCCCGTGTTTCCCAGCGAGAATGTCAATCGTCACCTTCCGCATTTCCGCTGCAATCGCCCGCCAGTCTTGGGGCTTTGTCACGTCAATGTCGTCAGGGATCAACGCGAGCAAGGGTTGTCCGTCCAACGTGGTAAACGGCATCGACGACGACCCTTTCTCCTTCGGGAATACTTGCCCGATCACAGGTCCAGGCCAGGACCGTAGACTCGTGGTCTTCCCACTGTTGGGGGGACCGTTGAGAAGGACACGACGGAACTTCTTACGGAGGGTGTCAATGTCTCGGTTTGAGGAGTAGGCCATTACTTAACCTCAATAACTAACTTATCGCCAAGAAGTCCTACCGTAAGGACGTTAGAAATACCCTCATTTTGAATAGCGTCAACGAACTCTTGGAACTCATCCACTAAATTTTTCCCCTTCAAATTGAGCGTACATACCATTGCTTTTTTCATCTGCACCTTTTACTTACTCCTTTCTATCTTGACGTATTGAACTGCCATCGCTTGCGGGTCTAAATTGTGGACCATACAAGCGTCCTCGTACTCACACGGACCAAACTTATCCTCGTGAACCACTGACCCTGGAATGAACACCCTATCGCCAAACTGTTCTCGGGCATGTTTGTAAACACTCATCCGTTGCCAGTGTTCACGGGCATCGTTGAACCACAAGCCCGAGTCGTAATAGGGTGAGTCACCAAACAGGAACACCTTCGTATAGGGTTTCACCTTCTTTCTATTCCCACCCAACACCACGAGGATGATTCCAAACCGTTTGGCCCCCGTCGCGTGTTGATAGTGGAAACGTTGGTTTCCGTTCGCGTGATCATTGACACTCTTCGACTCCCACTCAGGGTCTAACTTCACCTTCACTTTATAGTCGAGAACCGCTTGGCCTACTTCGTCTTCAGCAAGAAGGTCAATCCGACATCGCCCAAACTCGTCGTACGTCTTTTCACTTTGGAGAAGTTTCCAATCCTTCAGCGGATTCTGTGCCATATACACTTGGACGGCTTGGTCGAGACGTAACGGGAGTAAGTCACTAAACTCGATAAACTTCTCGTCAATCCGTCGCCCCGCGTCTTGATAGGCGGCAAGGCGTTCAGACATGGTGCGATTACCGATCCCGACAATTTCCGCCATGGGAAACGTCGTCGCGCCTTCAATCACCATCGCGTTATAGAGGTTCATTGACGCACTGAACCCGTCACCGAGTACCGCGCACAGTTCGGGGTAATAAATGATCCGCGACTTCCACCCTTCTCGATTGAGTATCCATTTCCGCGGACACTTCGAGAAGGTTTCCGTTGCGGACGGTGAAAATACGGGGGCGTTTCCGTCCATACAGTCTCCTTATTCAAATTTTCGGGTGCGGTTCATAAACGTGGGGCGGAGACCGGGGTATCCGCTTCACGCTTACTAACCGCCTCGCAAACACTTTAATGGGGGTATCTTGGAACCGATTTCGCTTGCGGAGTATCGGAAGCTTCCTACTTTGTCCGTTCCCTACCTTGTTCATAGGTTGATTCCTGAGAGGGCGCGTATTGCCCTCGTCGGTCCAGCTAAGGCGGGAAAGTCGTTCCTCGCGTTTCAGATTGCCCTAGCCGTCGCTCAAGGTAGACCGTTCTTAGGGCGTGAGACGAAACAAGGGCGCGTGTTGTATCTCCAATTCGACACACCCGACTCGATATGGAAGGAACGACTTGACGACTTGGACACGAACGGCGTGGACCTCTCGGGAGATATTGTGAAGGTCCACCCCGCTACGGTTGAGAAGCCTTTTGATTTAATGAACGATAGATGTAAGACGCTTCTCAATAAACTCGTCGCCCGCGTCGAACCAAAACTTGTTGTGTTGGACGTACTCTCAAAGATTCACCACTTAGACGAGAACACCGCCCGAGACTGTAAGCGTATATGGGACGTTCTCAACGCCATCTTCGAGGGGATTACGCTTATTGTGGTTCACCACACCGCCAAGGGTGCAGGGATTACGGTGTCTGACGATAAGGAGAAGAAGTCTACGGGGTACATTCCGCGTCCTTCTACCGCGGGTCGAGGGTCAGGATTCATTGGGGGTGAAGTGGACGCGAATTGGTTGTTTTGGCCCACGGGGGACAACCAAGCGTTGTTTTGGGCGGAGTCACGGTTTGACGAGGATATTAAGTTACAGGCGATTCGGGATTCTGAAACGGGGTTGTTCGTGTTCCCACAAGAAAGTGAGATACGAGACGAGGCCGAGAAACTCATCGCCTTGTGTGACGAGTTCCCCGGCCAGTCTCATAGTCAGTTAGCTCCTATCGTGAAGACTCGCTTTGGGTTATCGCGTTCAGCATACTTCCGCCGCATGTCAGGGCTGAAATGCCGACACTCTCCAAAGCTAATTGAAGGCGTGGAATTGCCTTCCGATACTTCCACCGGGCCGACTCCTCAGCCTTCGCTGAGTTCTCATCTAGGGCCAGTATCCGCCCTATCTCCGTAAAGGTGAGCTTCCCGAATACGCGAAGACACACCACGTCCTGTTGAACCACATCTAACGTCTCTAACGCCCTTCGGAGCGGTGCTTCGAGGGGCGTTGGTGCGTTATGATCCAGTTCAACCTGTTGTGGGAGGACGTTCTCGTAGCCCGTCATGCTCACCGTATGTTGGTCAATGTGGTCCTTCGTCTCCTCGTTAAACCACACAAACCGTTTGACGTACCACACGAGGCGTTGACGTATCCACGCTTCGGGGTTCTCCTCGATACGGAACTTCGGGAGACCTTCACGGGCTACAATCAACATCACCTCTGACAGTACATCCTCAGCCACGGCGCTATTTTTCGTGAGTTTCCGTGCGAGGGTCAACCAATCCGCCCGATGTTTGAGGTAGAGGGCTTCAAACTCGGGTTCGGTCATGCTCTACCTGTTCCGTCGTAACGGGGGCGTCTTGAGGTTCGATAGAGGCGACCCAGGCGGCGATTTGTGGGCGGGTCCACTTAACAATGTCGTTGAGACGCCACAAAATGGTAACGACAGTAAGCGGCCCTGGCCCAAAATCAACGGGCGCATTCACTCGCTCCCGTGTCCACGGCCATAGGGTTTTAATGCGACTATAGGGTAATTCCATGTCTCGACCCTCAATATCCACTTCACACCCCACCGCGGCTAAGGCTGCTCCAATGACACATTTGTCTATACTGTTACGATACGCAGTATCTACCCCGAAACCCTGTGCAGTACTCACACTCCCCAACAATATCGCTGCCGACAATTTCATTAGTTCCCCCTCTGGCTTAATTGTTTCGCCGCGTCCGCAAACGTGTTATACGCCCCCACGAGTTGACCCTTCTCGTGATACAGATAGACCTTCTCCTTCGTGTCGTAATACAGACGGCTATCGAGGACTTGAGGTGTTTCGTCGTACTGACTATGAGGTGTGAGCTTCATCGTTGCCCCCTTTTGAGAGTTGAAGGTTACGGATTGCTTCGTCTAGTACCGCCGCCCGACGTTGGACTTCGGGGTTGTGCCGGGACGGCGCTAACACGTTCTCGCGGTAACAGTAATGTACGCCTGTCATAAGTTCATCGAAGCCGTATTGACGGATGAGACCCGTCACGAGTTGACGAACTGCGAGTTGTCGTACCATCGTTCGTGCTGTGTCGAGGTTCTTGATATTGACCACCATCATGTAGGACGCCCCTCCTTTTGGTTAAACTTCACTGCCCTAGCCCATACCCGGTCAATTAACTTCTCCACGTCGGCAAGTAACATCATGGGTTGATCGTCCTCCGCGGCAGCGCCCATGTAGTTTGTTCTCGCCGCGTAATACCACTTGAGGACAAAGCGTGGTCGTTTGCGTTTCGTCATGGTCAGTATTCCACGAACCAGTTGACTACGACCATTACGACACTAAGAACCACTGGCACCGCACATGCGAATGTGAATATCGTTGCTTCCATAGTTCACCCCTTTTCCTCGTGCGATGTTGAGGACTGCCTCAGAGCGTCGTAGCTCCACGTCCATCTCTTTGAAGTTGTCCGCGTAATGACTCCACGGGTTCCGCTCAATCGCCGTTTTCAACCCTTGCAACCGTTCCGCTAAGATCACACACAACGCCTTCTCGTCCATCGCCCCTCCTTTGGACAAACAAAAAGGGCGTCAGGTTTCCCCAACGCCCCAGTTAGACTGACTATGGAACTTCTGTTACGCCATAAACGAAAGTGCTACAAGTACGACGAGGACGGCAAACACTACACACGCCAACACGTCAAACCAGTCCATAACGCCTCCTTCGTTACGCCTTCCGCACCTTCGTTAACAACTTCTTCACGTCCATGTTGATAAACCGACACGCCGCGAGATTGCCGGTTTCGATATTTTCGCTAAGTTCTTCCAGTAGTGCAACCATCTGAAGGAAGTATTCTCTCCGTTCCGTTGCGGCTTTCAATTCGAGGGTTGACATACGGTCTCTCCTTTCGTGGCCATGTGGAGCGTGTGGAGCTTTTCTAACAAGCGTTTAGCGACTTCAGTTTGAAAACGCATACTCTCTAGTAACTCGTTAATCTGTGCGTACGTTTCAGACGAGTCTTCAGGTGTCATTAGTTACCCCCTCCCCCTGCGCGGGCTTTGGCGATGGCTTTGTCGATAAACTCAATCGTTTCTTCGAAGTCTTGATACTCATTCCGTAAGCCCATATTTGCCGCGATGCACCTACGCACTGTCTCCAGCGCCTCCAGCAAGTCAGCGTGACAGTTGACGGCGTTGACAATCAGTTCAGCGTCAGCAATTCTAGCCTTCGGTATGGAACACACAGGTTCCAATGTTTCCTCGCATTCGACGTGGACTAGATTGCGGCCTCCTCCCGTATTGTCCAGTAAGCGCCAAGGCACTGGCGTATGCGCTCCCTTCGCGGCGGTCGTCATGGGGACTCCTTTAGTAGTCGTCAAATGGCCCTCTGAGTTTTTCCAGTCTAGCTATGACCGTTTTTGCGTCTTCTACTATTCGCAGGTCGAAGCATTGAACGCTTACAGGATCAGACTTCCATTCGGCCACAACCAGGCCAAGCAATCTGACCGCCGCACGTTGTAACCGCCATTTCTCTTCTATCTGACGCTGTGCTTTCTCGGTGAGTTCGGCTCGCATAGTGTTATAACGCAGCCTCCATTGCTTTCCCTAACACGTCCTCAGCGATGTGTGTGTACCTCATCGCCATACGTGAGTCCTTATGCCCTAACAGTTGCATCCGTCCTTTCACGTCTAACCCCGCCTCAGCTAACTTCGTGCCGACGTTGTGACGGAAATCGTGAAATCGAAACCCCTCTACGCCGTGCCGCTTTTTAAGGCGTCTGAAGAGTTGACTAACAGCGTGTGGGTCCGCGTATTGAGGAAGCAACGGCGTCGTCGGTGTTTGCCCACTCTGACGTTCACACCAAGGACGTAACTTAGGATGTAGAGGTATTGTGTAATCTTCGCCATTCT